CCTGCTGCGGGGTAGGCCCCCACAACTCCCTGAACCATCTGAGTCCGCCTGTCTCATGCCCGCATTGCCCAAGAAAACAGGCTTGTCTTTCGACGGTGTTGATATTGTTCTCGGCCATCGCCGCCATCAAATGGGGTAGGTGTTGTTCCGCCGTCTCCCGATTGCAGTTTTTGAATATGCGGGTCAGTTGTTCGGCTTTCTCAAGCATTACATCCAACCAGAATAATTTGGTACGTGGCTGGCCTGGTGCCGGTGTTGAGAATCCTCAAGTACCGGCTCGTGTCGCTGACTTCCCAGCCTGATGCGTCGCTGGCTTGAAGGTAGAGCATTCCTCCGGCGTTCAGGCAGATGGTGTCCCCGGCGCTCTTGACGTACCCGGTCATCACGTCATCCACGCCCCCGCCTATCTCGATGGAGCCGTCATTGTCCGCCCCGGCTTCGATGCAAATGATTTTGAGGCTAGTAAGATCCAAGGGAGCCCCAAAGGCGTCTTCCAGGGTGGAATTTTGCAACAGGAGGTTGTCTTCCTCCCCTGCGCCGAGGGTCCTCAGTTCGTCGTACATCTGTTGCGCCATCAACCGGCCCACCCCGTAGGTCCAGCTCATCTGGCGGTCATACGAGATTTTTGCCTGGGACTGGCCCACGCCCGCCGCCTTGGTAAGGGCGAGTTTGATGGCAAGGTAGATGTTGCCGCTCAGTGCGAACCGCTGTGCCATGGGATTTCCTAGGTTGTTGAGTTTCTTTCAACGCAAGTCAGGACGGTGTAATTTGGTTTCTCGTCCAGGTTCTGCGCCCCGATGATGTCAAAAATCCTATTGTCCCCGAACAATACCCTCATGTCGGCGGTTATCCCTTCCATGTAACGGATGGTGATTTCATGGGTGGACACGTCCTGCACAATCTCCCCGGTGAAATTCTCGCTGACGTTCGTTATCGCGCTGGCTGGCCTGATCCTGGCCCAACATGCCGCCACGTCATACCAGGCATTTTCCAATGAGCCGTACTGTCCTTGGCTGTTTCCCTTTGTCTGGATGGTGATTCGGTTATTCAATTCCCAATAGGGGATTGTCTTTTCTTCCGCCATCATACGATCCTTGACGTGTTCCATGGCTGGACGATCTGCTTGACTGCGACAGGAACCGCCGCCGTTGGATTGTCCAGCCATGCCGCCACCAGCATCTTGATGGCTGTCTTGATGCCTTCAGGCACCAGTCCCGTGTTGTCTATGGCGTCCCCCAAGCCTGCCGTGAACTCGATCTTCACCGCGTTCAATATCCTTTGAGTCTCAGGCCATGTCTGGCCCTCGTTCAGGTAGATGAAAGGCCTTGCCGCCGTCAGGCATACGCTCCATGCCGTTTCCGGGAATACTACCGTATCCCCTTCCTCGTCCAGGTATTCAATGGCGTTTACCGTTGCCACGTTGGGCTTTCCCAGGATTATGGATGTCCTCTTGTCAGTACCCGCCACCGGAAGGCCGGTCCACGATTCCTCCCAAGGAACATCCAACGGCAGGGATGGCGGGAAGAAGTCGAGGTACTGTACCCATGTCTGGTATCCAATCGAAAGGGTGCAGTATTCCTCTATCCACTGCCTTGCCGCCACCATGAGGCTGTCCACCATGGGGTCGAGGTAGGTTCCGTCCACCCTTGCCCAATACTTGCATTCTTCCCGCGTGACCGGCTCTACGACCTCGGTGGATTGCAAGACCAGCCCGGACATGGCTACCCCTTGGTGGTGACCGCTATCGACCCAGCCAAGCCGAGTCCGGCCTCAATGATCGTTTCGGCATGGCCTGGGTCGACAAACAAGGCAATGGCGGTAAGGAGGTAGACGATCCCCCTCCATGTGGAGGGTTCCGACAACCTTTCTTTGCTTATCTCGAACATTACGCGGGGCTCCATTCCTTGATTTCGACCACGGCGGCGATGTCATGGTCGCTGGCTATGCCGTTCTTGCAGCCGAAGCCGAAGGCGATGATCCCGACAGGCCCGCCAGATACGCCGCTGGTGACAACGCTCAAGCGGCAATACCTCGCGTCCTGGGCGTTGGCTAAGACTGCGTCGTCATTGATCTCCACCCAATAATAGGTTGAGTCGTTGGCAGACGCGCTGGCAGTCACCGTGATTGCAGACCCAAGAGACACCGGGCTGCTGCCGTTGGACAAGCAGGTTTGCAGTTGCAGGGTGATGGTCTCGTTCGCCATATTGCCGAACAAGACCAGGAAGGAAACGCTTTCCCATGGCTGCAAATCCACAACGGTAGTGTATTGGGCGGAATTGGCGACCGCGACCGGGGAAAGTCCTCCGACTATCGCCACCCGTTCGCTGGCCTTGCAGTTTCCCAGGTCAAACCCGAGGAGGGCGATTGCGGCTGGCCCTCCTCCGGTGTCGCCTGTCACAGCCGATGCGTAGCAGTAGCCTTGGTCTGCGTCGGTGGTGTGCAGGAAGTTCTCGTTCCTCGCCTCAAGCCATAGGAACTTGGAGTCATTGTTGGACGCGTTGGCCGCAAGCTGGGTTGCCTCAAGAAAGGCGTGCGGGTTGGTCTTGCTGTCGTCGTCGCAGGAGTAGATGGCAAAGTCGATGGTCTCGCTTGCCATGTTGCCGGTAGCGAGAATGGCGACTACCTGTTGTTCGCGGGCAATAAGCACGGCTTCGGTTTCTCCTGGAGTGGAGTTGACCGTCGCCGGGTACAGCGCCGCCTTGACATCGCAAACGTCGGACACTTTGCAGTTTACATAGGGACCCATGGCGGCTTACCTCGTTTCGGTGACCACAAAGCAGGACAGGCTGTTGCTGGACTTTGCCGCCGTGATGGGGGCTCCCCACCAAGGCATCCCGCCGATCCGGATGATGACCCGGAAAGCCACGATGTCATAGTCGAACCACAGATGGATGCTGATGTCGGTGCGCATTCCACCGGCCTTGGTGATCGTCCGGTATTGCGTCAGATCGGCAAAAATAATGTCCCCGATGTCTCCCACCGTCGCGCATGACTCGCACGGAACCATCGGCCTGCCCAGCAAAGTCCCGTATGGGGAGGCGCTTAGACCGCCCGGAGGGACATAAATCGGGAACCCGCCAACATTTTCCGCGCCCGCCATGTTCTTGATTTTGAGGCTCATCTGCATGAGTTGGGGCTCACAATCCTGGTTGTAGAGCCATACCGCCCTGGACCGGCAAGGCGCATACATCCTGCTCCACATATTCATGATGTTTTCCGCATACAGGGTATCGGCTGGCTGGCTTCCTTCCTGTGACACTGTGACCAGGGCCGGACTGTTCAGGATGCCTAAAGGCTTCCCTACGCCATTGCCGTTGATGATGGCGTCCTGGATCTTGTAGTCTATGGCCTGGGCTATCTTTCTGCGCAGGAAGGCATCCAGCGCCGGGGCGTCTTCCATCAATTCCTCGGTGACAGGCACCAGGGAAGTCAGTTTGTTAAGCCGGATGGAGTCGGTGCCCAATGCAATCTTGGACTGCGGAATCTGAGCAGCCTCGTCTTCCCAATAGGCCCTTGGATTGGTGCCTTGCCACGGGGCTATTTCGTCCTTGGGCATGACAATGGTATTGGAACTGGATGTCAACTGGTCGGTACGGCCCACCAGCGAATCGACGCCCATTACCTTTTGCACTATGTCCTGCCGGAAGTCCGGAGGCACGGCAAATCCGCCGTCCACGCCGCTTCCCTCGGAGTTGGGGCTGACGTTGTAGAGCAGTTTGAGCCGCTGGTCCCCGTCCTGCACACCGCGTCTGCTGGCAGTCGCAACCGCCAAGGCGAAATGTCCGAGCGTTTGGAACCCGCCGCCGCCTCTCTTGGCGGCAGGCATTCCTTCCCCGGAATGCTGGTTTTGCGGGTCTTGCGGCGGAGTCCTGCGCCCTTGTGGCTCGGCCAGGCGGTTAAGCTGGTCGTCTGCCTTGTTCATGAGTTCCAGGTCCGCCTCCAACACTTCGTACTCGTTGGTCAGGCCCTGAAGTTGCTTTCTTTCCTCGGGAGTCAGATCCCGCCCTTCCTTTGTCTGCGCGGCTAGGACGGATTGGGTTTCCTCGGTGATTTCGATAAGGCGGGCTTGGATCGCATCTTTCTTGTTCATGCTAGTTTCCTCTGTTGCGGTTTCTTTGGACCATCCTTAAGGCCGCTATCCTGATTTTATTGTCAAACTCAGGGTCTGCCTCTGCCGATGGAAGCCTTTGTATGTCGTCCGGCACATGGGAATAGCCGAACCGTGCAAGTCGTTGTGTCGCGCAAGCCGCCATCTTCTTTTCCGGATCGCATTTATGGGCAAACCCGAAACTAACGCCTTGCTCCGAGTTGAACCATGTTTCCGCTTCCATCCAATCGGAAAGGGTCTGTTGCTCGTTTCCGGTCCTATCAATATAAGTGCTTATCAGGGTGGAATCCTTGACCGAATCAAGAAGGTCGGCTTCCTTGCGCAATACCTTTGCCTCGCCGAAGGCAAAACCGGCAGGATTGTGGATCATCAGGAACCCGTTGGATGCCATCGACCTTTCGTCACCGGCAAGGAAAATCAGGGAAGCGATGGAGGCGGCGATTCCGTCGCATACGGTCTTGACGTTGGACCCCTTGGAAGCCAGTTCCCGGAGGTAGTTGTACATGGAGATACCGTCGAATACCGATCCCCCGTAAGAATTGATCCTCACCGTAAGATTGTCGATTTTCCCTAGGTTATGAAGTGCGGAATTGAACGCTTTGGCTGACAGGCCTCCAAACCAGCCGTCCCCTATGTCTTCGTAGACAAGGACTTCGTAATCCTTGCTGTCCTTGTTGCCGTTTTGGATGATCTTCATGGAATGGCCCTCTGTTTTCTTGAGGTTAGT